CCGAAAGGGGCCACCTGGAGTCAGCAGCGATGTTGACTTCTCATCACCTATTAGGAGTATAACCTATGGCAGACAAACCTGGCTACACTAAGCCATTGCTCGGTAAGAGGTCTAAGATTCCACGAGATTACGTAACTTGCCACGGTCGACGGATCAGAAGATCTGTTGTTGTGGTTCGTATGCCTGTGGATCGCCGTTTCGGAAGAAACCGCGATATTCCACGTGGCTTAGCGTTCGTGGCTCCTGTTAAGTGCCCTGATTCCCTCCGACGACATCGTCGAGGAGGTAGAAAGAAAGGCCCAAAACATGATGAAACTTATACCCCTTACGGTAGATACCGCGAACGAAATCCTCAGTTCGAAAGAATTGGAGATTTAGCAGCGGGTTCTAAACTTGGAACGTTCAAGATTTTCCAGAACAACCAAGTTTCGAGTTCAACAATTTTGAACACGACCGGGAGCCATGCAGGCTCGATTTCGTCTGAACGGTGCTGGGATCAAAAACACCCAGGTCCACCGTATAAGACTGTCGGTCCTTTTGCTTTGTTGAAAACAAGTGTGCCAGGAGCTGGGGTGACCAGTGGCTCATCTCATAGGTCCAGTCAGTTTTCACCAGGTTTCTGGTGGCAATATGACGGGAAGTTCTGTGATGATGGGGATTGGATGTCCGATTCTGTCGGCAACTATCTTACCACTGTTGCACCCGCAATAGTCGGCTATGACACTCTAGCTTGGGATAAACTCAAGCCCCGGGTGAGCAAGTCTGGTATGGCCCAGTTCTTCTACGAATTACGGGACTTACCAGGAATGTTGAAGACCTCTGCTTCGAACTTCTCTCGGATATGGGAGTCAATTTCTCCTCGTCGAACGGGCGTTACTATAACGTTTCCGTCTGGCGGGGGATCTCCGTCTACCCGTGTCCATAGAGGCCGAGACACGTCTTTCATCTCAGCTGTCATGGATCCACAAGATCTAGCAGACAACTTCTTGAATCACCAATTTGGTTGGGTTCCTTTTCTTAGTGACCTGGCGTCGATGTATGATGCTTATCAACGTTCCCATGAGCTCATTTCTGAGCTCGCAAGGACTAATGGCACTTGGATTAGGAAAAGAGCTGTCCTTAAATCAGAGACCGTTCAACGTCACTTGGGTCGCAGATATTCCGCTGGTGTGGAACCTTTCGGGTTCCAAATTCAGGGATTATGTGACACTCGTAACATTGACGGGATTCCGTGTAAAGGTTACTTTGACTTGACCGAAGTCGTTGAGACTAAGGTCTGGGCTCAGGGCCTCTTCACGTTTTATCGGCCTGAATACGACATGAACCTCGAATATAACGATAGTTATATAGGGGCCCTTCAGCGTCTTATGACGTTGTATGGTTTGCGTATCACGCCTACTCTGCTTTATAAGGTTACACCTTGGTCGTGGACTGTCGATTGGTTTTCTGGCTTCGGTAAATGGATCGAACGCTACGATGACTTTACAGTCGATGGTATCGTGTCCAAACAATTATGCATCATGGCCCGAACAAAAAGATATGTGACTAAAACAGCTCACATTTTCTTTCAATCGGGAGATCGTACGTTTTCTTGGAAACGAGAATTCGAATCCAAAGTACGAAAAGTTGCAGATTGTCCGTATGGGTTTGACCAGACGTGGAACAACCTGTCTCTACGTCAATGGGCGATCCTGGGTGCGATCGGCATAAGCCGAACAAACACAGGGTTTATCTCCCGTGGAGCATGACAAGTGTTGCAGCCTGGGAATTGCAACGCCTCTCCGTGGGTTACTCCCGATACTTTAGGAGGTCTACCACTTGGCGTTAATCGACCCACAGATTATTACCGTAAACACAGTAGCCAAATCTATGCCAAAGATTCCTGGTGGTGCGGGTACTTCTACCCTCTACCAGATCAATGACATGACTTTTGGTCTTCTAGTGAAGCATACTTCTTTTAAGCAGGACAAAAAGTCCCGCATTAAGTCGCTTGCTCAGTTTACCCAACGGGCTGTCGTAGCTGACCCTTTGACAGCGGTCAATGACTACGAAACCGTTACTATATCGTTCCAGATTGACCGACCAGAAGTCGGTTTTACTGCAACGCAAGTCGACCAGATGGTCGCGGGTTTGAAGACCTGGCTCGATACAACAATGGTTACTAAACTCTATGGGAGGGAATCGTAATGGACGAGAAGATTATCTTCATCGGCGATCACGAAATTGACGCTGATTCTTGGGAACTGGTGAAAGCTAGTCTCCAAGCATCTAAGCCGCAGTTAGAAGCTTCGCTTCATCTCGGCGATTTTGACAGCTTCTTCGAAGCTATCAATAAGTGTCTTTCCCCATCAACATAGAAATCTAGGAGGAACTATGGCGACATCTAAAAGCTCGCTTAATAAGCTCCCTAAGACGCTTCTCGTCTCGACTCTTGCAACTCTCATCCAGACGTTGCTGGAAGAAGTTGAGAAGCCAAAGGAGAAATCTCCAAAGGGAACCCGTTCTTCCAAGTCCTCTTTACAAAAGAGTACTTGAAACCATTTGAGGTGATAGTCTGTCCACAATTGTGGGATGCGCCTGGTGGCTGGATGCTGACCTTCCGAAAGGAAGACAACATGAAAAGCCACGCAAGTGACTACCTAAGGGTGATGCAGGCTATCTATTCAGATGCCTGCGTCGAGTGCGCCGCTGAGGTCTCCATAAGGGATCTAAAGACCATCAGATCCCGTGTCAAATCTCAGGGTGTTTCGTTCTTGACGATTACCCTACCGAACTTCTGTAAAGACTTCGAGAGAAGTCTTGAACAGGGGTTCGTCGACTCAAAGCTCTTCCAGAGTTTCCGGAAGAACCGAGCAATTCCTGCATTTTTGCAAGGTATGCTCAGTCGTATTTTTGACTTGGAGACAGGAAGGATTATCGACGATGTTAAAGCAAATGGCTCTCCCAGTAATACTGCTCGTCTTGTCGGAAGCATCAGGCAGGTTTGCCTCGCTTTCAAAAAGATTGAGTTGGCTTGCACCCCCTTACGGGAGTTCAGGGCCATGGAGAGCTTCGTCGAAAATGAAGCAGCCTTTGAATTGTTTTCATTGTCCGAAGAAGATGTCATTCGATTTTCGAATGTATCTTTTGTGCTATGGAACCGTGTCTTACGCGATTTACGCGTGGACAAATTGGTCCCTCGGCACGGCCCCGGGCAAACCGCCGAGCGTGTTTCTGGAAACAGAAAGTACTCTTGGCAACGCTGGCATGACCGTCTTGAGCCTTACTTCCCTTTTGTTGATAGTGCCTATTCGCAGAGTATTTACTTCTCGCGGCAGGGACAACGTTCCTGTGGCGTCGTACCAATCAGTACGAGCGAAATCGGATCTTCATCAAGAGAGGAGCTCAACTTAGTCTCGGTTATTCCAGAGGACGATGAGCAACCCGTCCGGGTTACTCCCGTTCCTAAAACTCTCAAAGGACCACGCATCATAGCTATTGAACCTTGCTGTATGCAATATGCGCAGCAGGCGATCCGTGACGTTCTTTACGAACGTCTGGAATCGCACGAACCCTTTGCTGGCCACATTAATTTTCGTGACCAGACAAAGAATCAGAGGTTAGCTTTGATGTCTTCAGCCAACGGTCTATTAGCAACGATAGATCTCTCAGATGCGAGTGATAGAGTTCCTCTTGATCTTGCTTTGAGGATGTTTGATAGTAACCCCGATTTTCGGGATGCTATCGATGCATGTCGGTCGAAGAATGCGAAAATGCCGGACGGACGTAATGTCCGTCTGAGTAAATTCGCATCGATGGGAAGTGCCTTGTGTTTTCCTGTAGAGGCGATGTATTTCTACACAATCTGTGTAGTCGCACTACTGGAAGAATTCAACCTTCCTGTAAGTCGGAAGAATGCGGAACTCGTAGCTTCCGACGTCTACGTGTACGGGGACGATATTCTTGTTCCCGCGCATGCCGCGGCTTCTGTTCTCAAAGCTCTGCAAAAATACAACTGCAGGGTGAATAGTGCTAAGACCTTCTATCGCGGAAGCTTTAGAGAGTCTTGCGGGGTGGATGCCTATCTAGGTGAAGTGGTAACTCCACTTTACATAGGTACCAAGCCGCCTGAGAACAGGCAGCAAGCAAAGTCCATCATCTCTTGGCTTTGTACTAGTAACCTCTTCTTTAAGAAGGGTTATTTTCGTACTGCCTCTTTCCTCGCTTCCCGCGTGGAAAAGGTACTGGGGAAACTTCCTGCAGTACCAGAGAAGGCGGCTGTGCTTGGCCGAACCATACCTTGGACGCTCAACCGCCTTCGAAGAAGGTGGAATGAGAAATTACAACACTTTGAAGTAAGGTGTTGGGTTCCAAGTCCGGTCTATCGCACTGATAAACTGGATGGTTTCGGTGCTCTGCAGAAATCACTTCTTCGGCTAGAGCGTAAAGGCTATCAAAAGCCTGATATGCTCGCAGCTCGACAGGAGCGCTTCTGCGCTGGTGATCATTTTGATGCTGAGGCTTTCACAAGTCTCGCATCTCAGTTGGATCCAGCACATTTAGAGCGTTCTGCACTTCACGGCGAAGTAGCCATAAATCGCCGTTGGGTCCCGGCTACATTAGTGACCGGGTATCGCCAGTAATATCGGCGCCAGTGGGGGATCCCGCCAACGAATGTCACCGAACACTATCGGAGAAGGGCCACCAGAAAAGGTGATTTCCTTCTGCTGTGTTTGGCACGGGGCGGGGGATGGATTTATCCATCTCCCGCTCCCGTGCCTCCTACTTACCCGCAAGGGTTGGTGGAGGACTCGTTGGGCCGGGCAGTGCT